GAACGCCAGAGTACTTGCTGTATTTGGATTACCCTTTTTATAATGTTCTGTTAGTGAAATAAATGGCTCAAATTCCATCTTCTGTTTCTTAAATTCCAATGGGGGATGTTCTTTCTCAGACTTCAGATATAGAGTGCCACTAATAATAGAATTTGAATGATTGTGTATCTTCTGATATCCATCTTTACCACTTATGTTTAACCAACTCTCAGTGAAGAAGAATTCCTCATACTCTATCTGCAAAACATTATCAAGAAAATCCTCAGCACATTTCTGTATCCATTCCTTTACTTCTTTAAATTCTAGATGCAGAAGAAGATTATTGAATTTCTGTGTCCTGAGTTTAGTTTGTCCCTCAAATTTCTCAAATTCAATTGAAGACAAGTCTAAAGTATTCATAAAAGATTTAGGAGCATTATATAGTTGTACTACACCAGTTGGAAATAAAGAAATACCACTCATATTATTTGCAATCTCATACATAAATCATTTTTTGTTATATGGTTTACATTTTTTACATCAAATTTAAGAGTAGAATCTACTAGAAAAAAATCTATACCATACGAAGAAAACTCTTGAAATACTGCTTTCATTTGACCATACCAATTATCAGGACTAAAACCTTTAGTATCAGCTGGTAAATAATTGTCTGTACCTTTGTACATATTATTTAACGGTTTGTCGTATGAACTTAAATCATATCCCATAATATAAACCTCAGATGGTCGTGCTTTACATGCAAGATGTAAAGCGGTATTGCCTGTAGACCATCCTACAGGATAATCTATATTGACTACATCATCATTCTCTTCTACATAGGTAATCCAAACACCAACATCTTTTTCCATCTTTAGTTTCAGATCATCCATATCAAGGCTCGGATTCATCTGCATTGCAACTTCAATTTTCTCTTGCAATGTGTTGGGGTCTTTGCCTGATATAACACACTGGCCTGTTCTTTTTAAACTTCTGTGAATAAATGTCTCTGGTATATCAAACCCCATGAACATCATATCAGCAACTTCGGCTGGTACTAGACTCCAATTTGCAAAATGAATATTTTTTATATCACCGTATTCTGGATTGTCTAAACAGTAACCAGAATCATATATTTCCTGTTGCATACCATAGTCTACCGCAACAAGATTGTGAACAAGACCATCACGATAGATTGCATTACATCCCCACGTTATAACAGTATTATCCGTTATATCTTGGTGACATGGTTTAAACCATGACCGTGATTCACCATTACCTATAACGAGAGCTTTATGCATCCCGAAGGGCGTGCCATGAGGCGGGGAATAGCTCTGCTCCATACCCGTCAATACCCCATCCAACATTTTGTGTCTCCTTTTGTGCATCTGGTTTACATCGTAAATTACATACACGAGCAAACGCATATAATGTACCACTCCAATACCATTCTGTCATCATAGATTGCGGCAGAACTATTCTGGCTTGTTCTGGACATACTCCCTTCCTCAGAAGCTCCTCATATGTCCATTTTGCAGTACTTAACACTTTTTGATAATCATCTACCACGCCATGGCGTGGATTAATATCAATCACTTCATCAGAAGAACCCTGCTTTGAATTTTTGGGTCTGCCTCGCCAGTCCTCTGGTTTGTAAAACTCAACTTCATTATCAACGTATCTTCTCGATACTTCATTCCACACCAAACCTACTTGATGTTTCACTAACTGTCTTGCAACAAACACTGGAGCCTTAATATGAAATTGCATAGATGCATGTCCAAAGGGACTCCAGTGATTGTGTTTTGCAAGGTAGTTAATCAGTTTAGTATCATTCTTATCATCAAATTCCGTATGCTCCATTGCAAAGGATACACGGGCGGCATTAACTACAGACAAATCACTGCCCATATGATTAACTAGTGATACACTTATATCCAATTGTAAACTCCCCATAAACTAACCAGAACGTAAAATAACTCCATTAACATTCTTGGAGTATCTTTATCTAATTTCGCAAAGTATGCCCAGCCAACAGCTGAAACTGCTCCTAAAATCCAGCCTATCCATTGTAAATTAACATTACCAGAAGTAAGTAACAAAGTTCCAATTAAAACAAAAATTAATGCAACCCACCGTCCCCTTTCAAAAACAAGTTTACTAGTAGGTGCAATTAAAGTAAAGGTAAAAATTTTTGTCATAATATATTCCTAGAAAACGGTGGCGACGGTGGCTGTGTTGGCGACTGTATTAATGCTGATTTAGATGGTGTCGCTCCAATACTTAATGTAACCCTTGGTTCTAATGGAATAGATTTATGTGGAAGTAATCTAGGAAGTAATAATACATCACCTGTTTTGACATGAATTACTCTGTTTTCGTTTGCTTCTTCATTTGATAAAACATAAGCAATTTCTCCATATCCTTGTATTAATAAAACACTTTCGGCATCACGATGCATAAAGAGTGAATTATGCTTGTCTGATAAACTCCAAAATAAAGAACAATTATATACAGTTTCAGTCTGATAAGATTTGTAGTTTGTTATGAATTCTGTATAAAAAGGTTTTATTTGCTTATGAGTTTCAACCGAAGGTAAGTGACTACTATAACCATCCATAACCATATCATGATTAGTAACCCTAGAAATATATTGATTGATAGTTAATAATGTATCAAAGTTAATATTTTTTGCTTCAGGAAATATACCAGGCCAATGTTTGCCTTGGTTATTTGTACGAGCTTCGTTTAGTTCTTCCCAAAATTTTTCACGCATTATATATTCCTAGAAAACGGTGCCGGTGGAGTGACTCGAACACCCGACCTGAGATTTACAAAACCCCTGCTCTTCCAACTGAGCTTCACCGGCTATTCAACTATCTTTCCTTATTGTATTTCCGTGGTGGACGATATCCCTTCGGCCAAGAAGGTTGCCGATTAGCAAGCTTCTTAGTCCGTTCAGACAGTTCAGAGTTTGACCTTTGCAACTCTGCACAGTCAAACTCAAGTTCCTTCACTCGAGCGCCGAGTGTCGAAACTTCGTTTTCTAGAAATACTTCATTTCTAGTATTCATAACTTAGACTCCTCTATAAGTTTCAATAATAGTATTCTATACCTTTCAACATCAATTGTCAAGAACCCTTTGTAATTATTCATAAGTTTTTTTAAATCTCCCCATATAAAATCTTCAGCCAGTTCTTTATTCCAATTGTCAACGTAGGAAACCAATTCATTTAATATGATAAGAGTTTCCAATGATACTCTTTTACCAAGATATTCCTGTAATAATTTTGGATGGGTGTTAGATTTAACTTCAAATAAAGGTTGAAATTCGTTAACCAACGGGCGCATTTCATCTGTAAAGATTGTATAAAAATTCTGTCTCTTGTATAACCATTCTTCATATACCTTATTAGAAAATCGTGCAACATAACCAATTGATTCCCTGATAAAATTTGCTATCAGATAGTTTTGTATATCTTCATGTTCAGTGTATTTTTTGGATAGTCGGACAAAGAAAAATCTGTCCTTTCGTTTATAGAAAGAATCTCTTTTGATACGAGTCTTACCCTCATACTTAAAATAGTTATAATTGGATTTGCTGAAGTGTGCTTTCATAGCACAATACATCAAATAAACGTCAATTGGTTCCATCCATTAGACTGGCAACTGTGCTTGTTTTGGAAGAAAATTTAATTCTCTAGCATTAGCTTCGATTTTTTGTTTTAACCCTTTTGAAATAAGAGAACCAACGGCATCTGGTTCTATACCCTCTTGATCACAATACCACAAAACTGCTTCCATGTGGGTTATCTTTTTTTCTTTTGCTATATTTTCTATAACTACGGTAAAATTTTTGGGGGTGTTTAACATCATATATATCTCCTGCCATTATATAAGTTGTGGGGTTAACCATGACCCCACACGCACTTATTAGGAAGTGACCCCTGTGTGTTCTCTAGACCAAAGAGAATAAATGGTTTTAATTAGAGGGTCTCCAAATCCACACACTTTCTCCTTTATATTAACCCTTCCGATACGATATGTGTTACAATTCGTTCATGGGGATAAAATCAAACTCGCCTTAGTGCGTTAGTTTGAAGTGGGGTTATTCTGTTACTAGGAAACCCCAAAACCCTGTTCACTTCTTACGCGGAGCGTAGAGCTGCATAACCAGCAGCAACGACCGAGCGTGGAGCTGTACCCATACGATACTTCATATAAGTTTCACCATCATAAGTCGAGGTACGCTTATTCAAGAAGATAGAATAACCTTCTAAACGTAGCCTGCTGATGACCGCACGAACATTCTTAACACCATAACGTGATGTAATCTGCTTAGCGGTTAGTTCTGCACCATTCTCTAGTGCAGTTGCGACCTTAGCGGTCTGGGTAGTAGTAGTCATAAAAAATTCTCCTTATCATGACAAATTTGAATTACCCCATTGGTAATTCTTAAAGTGAGCCCGTTTGGTAACAAGGTGGAACTCATACCCCGTGAGAACCTATGCTGCTAGAGCATACTCCTCAAATGCAAAGTTATCATTCGCAGTTACTATAGTGACCATAAGGTGGTCAATCCACAATTCTCCACTTCTCTATTCACCGTCAGTCGATCCTATTTCGCCCCCAGCATAAACACACGAATTAATTAAAAATGTCATCGTGTTTAATCCAAGCATCACAAGTTGGGCAACCTTCTACTGTATCAGGACAACGTGTTCCAAACAGTTTGTGTATGTAAATCCAACTAATCAACCTATCTAGCATATGCCTTCCGTATGTTTATGGTGGAGGCGGGGGGTATCGCACCCCCGTCCTGCCCGACTTTCAATCCGCATCAACGAACTGTAAGTATATTTATACCACACTGAACACCTTTTGTCAAGGCCTTTTTCATCATTTTAGAATTTTTCTTTACCCGAACAGTAATCACACATTCCTTCATTTTCGTCATGTTCTTTTGAAGTAATAGGACAATCACATACCGGGCAATCTAACATATATGCTCGAATTGCTTGTATCCGTTTATAACTTTCTTCTAAATCTTTAGACCAAACCATCTAATCAGAATCTTTCTTTAAATATTCTTGTTGTGCAAAATAATAAAGTCGAAATTCAGCATTAGCATTATCTTCTTGTTTGATGCCGCGTATAATAGCCCTGCCGCCAGTGCCTAATATTTGTTTTTTATAATCATCAAGTTTTTCTTGCATTTCTTGACTGTAAGAAATTTCATAGGATATGGGAACATTTTTTCCTTTTACTACAACCCAAAGATAAATAACCTCTGACTCTTCTGCGACATGGTGATGAACTACAAAAAACTCTTCAGGCAACTCTTTTTTAGTAGGAGTTCCTAGAAGATCGGTATATGTATAAATTACACTCGTTGCAATAAAAAGTGATAAAGGAATAAACACAATTAACCATGCTTTTCTTTTTAACAATGTTATCATTGTTCCTAAACATAACACTACAAAAAACACCATTGTAAGAAGTATTATGTTGAGTTCCATTATTAACATTATCGTTTTCCCTGAGGCTCAAGCATTGGCTGATCACTAGGCTCGCGAGATTCAAACTCACCCCGAAGTCTGGTCGTGTTTATAAAAAATTTCTCAATCGTATTTGTTTTAATCATATCTCCCTTTAGATTGAGTGTAAAACGCCGCACAGTAAGTTCTTGACCATGATGGGTCAATAATATATTTTCTTCCCATAACAATTTATAAGGATTTATTCTTAACAATGTAATTTTAATTGGAATATCATCACCACTACGTTTTTTATACGCATGTACATTAACAATATATTCGCCCTTTATCCATCCACGAAATGTAACTACTTCTCTATTTAATTCTATAATTTGTCGTGTTCCATCTGGTAAGAAAATAATATCATTGACTTGACCAAGATCATCTTTATCTAGATGCATCAACCCTGCAACTTTATTTTTAAATGATAAAAGATTTTTTACAGGGTCTTCTATCCATATGTCAATATCGTCCTTGGATTTATCACCCCATTCAAGTGTTACGATATACTCTGCTTTTCTTTCAATCTCTGATTTCTTTGGAATTGGATTAATCAACATCAATGCAAGAATAAACATACTGATAAAAGCTAATAGTAGAATGAACAAAAAATCTACAAATGCTAAATGACCACTCCTAGAATACATTATATTTTATATTCCTTTTACCTTCCCATACACTGTCAATTGAACTTTAAGAATGATTGTTGAAACTAATCCTATTAGAGTAGTATTTAATGCGGTAAATAATCCCTGACTCATTGAAGATAACGCTAGACGAATACTGTGAGCATCGTTAAATTCAATTGAAGAAAATGTACCTTGCAACATTATCATAAATCCAATAACAGTTCCTAACATACCTAATGTTAATACAACATCAGATACAAACCATTCAACATTAACACTAACAGCGTCTAACACCTTAAATTTATAACCAAGACTAAGCGTTGTTAATACAGTAATCACTGTGATTACAAATGTTATATAGGTAAGGTCATTAGTATATAATGGCACTAACCATCCCATACTATGCGTGATATGTAAACCTGCAACCATCGCACAAACAATCAGCCACCAACAGAGAAAATCTTTCATTATTGAGCCACTTCCTGTTTTGCTGGTATAATCATTTCAAAATTTTGTCCTTGAGTAAGTATACAACTCCTTTGTGTAGAAAAATGTTCAACTACAGCAAACAAGTTATTAAGAGGATTTGCATACAGTTGTATCAAAGATGTTATTGCGCCCATTTGATTTTGATTTGTGCCAAACATAACTGGTTCCATTCCATTCATATCTTGTATATAATTTTGTATTACAAGAGTATTATTACAAGGAACTGTTTTTTGTACCATAACTATTGTGCCGTATGGTGGCTCTTGGTTTTCGTTTATTGGTGGTGTAACTTCTATTATTGGTGTAACTTGTGTAACTTCATTTTTTTCGGGCCACAGCGGAACTGTTTCCACTTGTTCACCAGGCGATTCTATTACTTGAGCATAAACAACTGTTGGAATAAGTAAACAAACAGTTGTCAAAAAAAGTATAAAATTTCCTTTAATTATGGATTGGGCGGCCTGTATTATCTGTCTCATTTTGTTTTTTCCATTCATCAACGGAGTCTGTCAGTGCATCTAAAAAATCACACTTTTGTCTGATAAATTCTTGAACAGTTCCATCTTCTGTTACAACTAAAATTACTACTTGACTTATATCAATTCCTGTTAACTCACTAAACATCTCTGCATATGCAGAACCTTGAATATAGTAATTTTCATTCCATGCATCTGACCGTTCTTTGGTAGAAGTCTTAAAATCTATAATTGAAAGTCTGCCCTTATACTTTGCAATGCAATCAACTCTACCTGCTACCCCATATTTATCACTATATAAACCACACTCTTGGGCATATATGTCACTTATATTCCCTAGGGCATTATTCTTTAATTGGTTAAATAAACACAAAGGAAGGAAATCCTTTTCATGTTTTTTCCATTTCTCAGGATAATCTATAGATACATTATTTAAATAATCTTCACACATATGATGAACTTTAGTGCCTCTTGCAGCTGCCTTTCCCGCTACATAATTTGCAACCTCATCACCCACACGTTTACGCCATTCTACCAATCCTTTTTTATTTCGGATTGATAAAACAGTGGTGATTGAAGGATAATAATTTTCTTGTGGTGTTACATAGAATCTTTTTCGATCTATTGTTATTGTTTCTAGTTTTGGTAACTTCACATATACATGATTAAATATTGACATTACTCTGAACTTCTCATCCTCACTACAAGTCTATCTGCTCGATTTGTTACTTGACGATACCATTTGCTGTCTACCATTTCATCAGCGGCCGCTTCCCAATTACGAGAATCGACACCACGTTTCATGCCTTTAAATTTAGACAATCTAGTATAGCCCATATTGAACATCATATTTGCTATAATTAGCTGTACTTCCAGCGGAAGATCATAAAAGTCATCATACAGTTTTTCACAATCTGAAAGTACCGTTTGTACATCTTCTTCAAATACCTCTTGTACTCTACTGTCATCAACTTCTGCTCCCACAGGCCAACCATATTCAAAATCTTGACTAGTAATTAAGTGGCCGATGCCAAATGTCTCATATCCTAAATGATCAAGATAAATTTTATTTACACAACCTTCATCTCGTT